CCTCTGGAAAATCTGGTATAGATGAACCTTCTTGTTTGTCAACTGTACCAAGTCCTTCTTCTTCCTTAGCATTCATCTCTTGTAGTTTTTCAAACTGCTCCTTAGAGTATGCAAGTAATTCCTTAGCAAGATTAACTGCATCTTCAAATGTTTCTAGTGCATCACACTTAGCAAGGAATGGTCTCTCCTCATCATTGAATGGAACTTTAACGAAGTTACCAATCTTGTAATGTATATTTAATTTGTCCTGTAATGATAATGTACCAACATCTACACCGCTACCTTTGATATTGCAGAAGTCCTCTTCCTCAAGTTTCTTGTAACCTTTGTAGAATGTCTTAGCAATACCTTCGTATCTACGCTTCATTAATTTCTCAATACGAATATCTTCTGTTACGTTTACAAAAGCAATAGGAACCTCATTAAGAAAGTCCCACTCGTTAGGAGTGTATAGTGCATGACCTACTTCATGAGCGATAAGAGAATCAACAACTTCTGTAGAAGTATGCTTCCAGTTGGGTAGAGTTAGAACTCTGCTCTCGACATTGAACTGTGCAGATTCTACATTTCTAGTTTCAACAATCAAGTCCTCTTGAGCAAGTAGTTTTGCGAGTGATTCTTTAACGATGTTCATTTCAGTTTTGTTGTGTATAACTATATGATAACAAAAAACCGCCCCTTAGGACGGTTGAGTAGACACTTTTTTAACTGGTTGCGTCGCTTCCTTGCTTGACGCAATGCCTGTGGTTTAAGATGACGTTTGGCTTCCTTCTTAGAATGGTGTTGCCAGTTGGGTGTGTTCATGATTTTCCTGATGGAACTTTAGGAGGGGCATTTAAAGTAATTGAACCCTCATATGGTTGATGAGCATGTTCTAGAAGATGATCTAGTTTTGCTTCAATAGCATCTAGTCTAGCAAAGATTTCAGAATGATCGTGATAACCTGTGCCAGTTGTATTAATGGTTATGTCACCACTAAACTCAGGTTCTCCTGGTGTTGGTACTGTCACGTTAGGAACGTTATTGACAGACCAAGAAGTTTGTTTCTCTTCTGCACCGTCAACAATATATTTACCATCTACTGCACCTTGAGATGTACTTGTGCCATGGAATGATTTTCCTCCATGAGGAACGTCGTTATAAGTTGTCATGTTACTCTTCCTTTGAAATTACTGAGAAGTTTTGTTTCTTTTCAACCTGTAGAGTTGAAGCAAATTTGTCTTGTAATGATTCTGTTTTATGAGAGATTACAAAAACATTAGTGTTGTCCGATACTGTATGTAGTATTTTAAGAAAGTCATCTGTACCTTGACCATCTAATGAACTATCAAAGATCTCATCTAAGATGAGAAGATTAGTATTGGCACTGTTTTTCATCTTGGCAATAGTTCTCCAAGTGAATAGTAGAGCAAGGTCAATCCTCATCTTCTCCCCTTCAGAGAAAGAAGAATAGGTAAACTCATCTCTGAACCTAGACTTAATAGTCTCCTCAAAGTTTTCATTGAGATCGAATGACACATAAAAGTCTAGTTCCTTAAGGTATCTGTTAACCAACTGATTCATAATTGGAAGATACTTCTTAATGATGACAGATTTAATACCAGTATCCCTGAGCATATTAGAAACAGCATCGTAGTCATCCCTTTGTTTCTTAGTGTCAAGTAGGGATTCCTCTACAACCATTCCATCCTTCGCCATCTCTTTCAATTTTTCTTTCTCTTTCTTTAGAGAGACAACCGTACCTGTATTAATTTTTTCTTCTATATCTTGTATCTGTTTTTTCTTCCATTGTATTTCTTTATTGTAAGAACTAATCCTATCATTAATTTCTTTAATTTCATTTGATACGATCTGTCTCTCACTAAGTTTCTCCAGTAGGATATCAAGTTTCTGTTGTAGTGCTACTGATGCATCATCTAATTCTTTTAGTGAAAGGTTTATAACTTTTTTCTTATCGTGTTTTAATTCTTCTGTAATTGCCTGGTGACATGTAGGACAGGTATCATTCTTCTCAAAAAACTTATACTCTTTATCAAAAGATTTCTTTTTAGTTTTAAATCTATCCTGATATACTAGGAGTTCTGTCTGCTCCTTATCTAAGTCACCATATGCTTCTAAACTTTTTTCTTTAGACGAGAGTTCTCCCAATCCCTTTGTAACTGCATCCATTGTGCTAGAGATTTCTGATTCAAGATCTTTGATCTCTCCTTTTCGTCTGGAGGTATTTGCATTTGATTGCTCCTGTAAATTAGCAATGAGGTTTTGTTGCATCTCGACCTTGTTCTTAGCAAGGTCAACTTTATACTCACACTCTCTAAGATTTTCTCTAACAACCTTTACCTTATCTCTAAGTAAAGTATTCATGGTAGAGAAGATACGAATATCTAGGAGATCTTCAATAACTTCTCTACGGTTAGGGGGTGTAAGTTGCATGAATGGGACAAAGCATGATGATCCTAAGATCACCACCTGAGTAAATGATTTATAATTCAACCTCAGTATACTTTGCTCCAGATGTTTTTGCTGCTCATTGATCGCTGCTTCTTGGGAAAGCATTTGACCATTAAGATAAATTTCAAACAACGTAGGTTTAAATCCACGTCGTATCATATAGTCACGAGAACCAATACTAAATTCAATCTCAACAAGCAGATCCTTTTCGTTTACTGCGTTCACCAGTTGCGACTTGGTGATCTTACGAAAAGGTTTGTTGAACAAAGCAAAGCAGATAGCATCCAAGAATGTGGATTTACCTGCACCGTTTGATCCAACTATCAGAGTAGCAGGACTTGCATCTAACTGTATTTCACTAAAAGCATTACCAGTTGAAAGAAAGTTCTTCCAACGTACAGTTTTAAATAGAATCATTCGACAAAAATTATTCCCTAGGAGGTACTACTATATCATCAGGAGTGACAACATAATATTCATTACCGCTAGTGACACAAGCTTGAATAATCTCACGATCATCCACCTCTACCACCGACATTTCTGGAAAGTCATCAGCTTCCAGAAGTCCAGCATAGCGTAAAGCGTCGTCTTTGTCAAGGAACATGTAAACCATCTTGTCAGATTTGTCACCTTGAACTGCGTACGCACCCTCTTTTTCTTTACCAGCAATTGCTAGAACATACATCATACTAACTCCAGTGCTTCCACGTATAGGGTTTTGAGAATAGATTTAAGTGCAGTCTTATCTTTATATTCTATGTCATCAACATATCTTTCAAGGATAGTAAGAGTGTCCTCTTTCTCTATATCAATCTCCTCACTTAAATCCTGTTCAAATGATGGATCTTCGATGACTTTGATTTCATGCACACCAGCAGCATAGAGTTGTGAAAGAAAGAATTCAAATTTATCTGTATTCTTCTTTTGCTCTACAATGATCTTAATAAAATTGTTTGTGTAATCTGTATACTTAAACTTACTACTATTTACACGATCCTCATGGTAGTATATCTTCTCATAGATGGTATATGGGTTCGGTATAAACTCCAATTGCTGAGTTTCAGTATCAAATATATGGAAACCACGTTTCTGTTTATAGTCATTCCAGTAAATTTGATATGGATTACCTAAGTATGTGATGTTCTCTCTAGTACTTCTTTGATGATAATGCCCTGAGAATACCTTATCAAACTTTTTATAAGGAGCAGTAGCAGCACCATGATCCATAATGTAACCTCTATGTGCTTCAAACCCATTGAGTTCTAGATGTCCCATTGCTACTGGACACTTACTTTTCTTAATCAGATCATATGTCTCATCATGATTCTCTTCATTAATCCAAGGTATGAATAGAATAGGTAGTCCACCTATCTCTACCTCAGTTGCTTTAGTGTATATTTCTACGTTATCATACTCTCCAACTGTAGTTACAAGAGTGTTTACTAAATTAGTATTCTTAAAATATGCTGTGTGATTTCCTACTAAGGCATGAACTTGTACTCCCATGTCCTTAAGTACATCAAAATAATTATGGGTTGCCCACTGTGCTGCCCATATATCTAAGTTCCTACGGTTGTCAAATGTATCTCCCAAGTCCAGAACTGTTGTGATGCCACGTTCTTTAAGTGTTGGAAAGAACACATTTCTATAGAACCTCTTGAAGAAGTCGTGAAATATTCTACTTGATTTCCTTGCACCAAAATGCTGATCAGTTATTATTGCTATCTTCACTTTAACTGACCCTCAAGTACATAGTAGTATTCATCATTAGCATCAATAGGAATTGTAAACATTCCTTTCTGTTCTCTCTCAACCTCAATTATAGTTCCAAATTGTCCTGTTATAGTATAACCTAAATTATGAAACAAGTCAACTGCCCTTACTACTATGTCTCTGTGCTTCTTCATAAGGAGTTCTTCTTCAAGTATTTGAATGTATGCAAGACAACTTAGAATGCCTGGTAAACTGAAACTATAAGTAAATCCATGCTCCCAGTCAAACCTTCTGGGTAATGCCTGATGTATCTTGTCATTATATAATGTAATACTCAATGGGAAGTAACCACCTGTGATTGCTTTACCCATAGTGAAGATGTCAGGTGTAACTGGTAGTTTCTTCCAACCAACAAAATTACCTGTCTTACCTCCTCCTGTAAAAATATCGTCTACTATTATAATAACACCTTGCTCTTGTATCTGTGATACTTTCTTCCAGAACTCCTCTGTATGGGGTCTGAGACCGCCTGTATAGGGGCAACTCTCTACTACTAGACACATTACATCACTCCAATCATATTGATTCAAATCGAAGTCTACTGGTAATCTTAGTATATTATTATAAGGATCCATTGTATAGAATGGGTCATTGAATAAACCATCACCCATACTCTGAGTTAACATGGTAGATCCATGATAACTATTTTCAAATGTAACTATCTTCTTTCTTTTATTTGTAAGTGATTGATATGCACTAGCAAGTTTAACTGCTCCTTCAACTGCATCACTACCACTCAATGCAAATATACTTCTATATCCTGTAATACCTTTAAGTATCTTTGCTAGTTTCCAAGCACAGTTGTTTAACTTTAGTGGTTGATTGTCAAAGAAGTTCTCACCTATCTCAGGTTTGATACACATATTATCACGTACATAGTTCATGATCTGCATACGACCATACCCTAATGTATAGCAACCAAAGTTTAACATAGGGTCTATGTACTTCTTACCATCTAAGGTCATTCTGCCATAGTCCCAACCGTACTCTTGCTCGCCCACGTTTTTTTGTTTGCCTGGTATTAATCCTGGATATCTCATCTAGACCTCATTAATGGGGGTTTACTTCCAGAGACTTCCATACCAAAGAAGTTCAAAGTCAGACGTTCCTTAGTGCCAAAAGTCTGTACACCATGATGTGTCTTGTTATTGAACATGACAAATCGGTTATAAACATTGTCTACTTTTACTGTCTCTTTATATTGTGCGTGTGCTGCATCATATGCTTTATAATATTCCTCTGGATCTATGTCTTCTCCTTTATAGAGACTTTCTTTCATCCTAAGTTCCTGAGGATATTGCATGGCATATCCAGTAGTTACCTTGAAAATCGACGTTCCTGTATCTGGTTCTGGGTCTTTGGTTAAGTATATTATTCCACCAAAGTAAGTATCAATGTCTTGATGTACCCAACCACAATTAAGTTTATCGTATTGATTTTCATGGAAAGGTGTTATCTTTTGAAAATGAGTTTGCATATTCCAATACTCAGGAACTGAATCATGGAATAGGAGATGTATTTTCTCACCAAGATAATTAAAGAACCTATCTTCAACTACATGAAGTTGCTTGGTTCTCATACCTGGCCAGTTACCTTTGTCTCCATGATAATACTTTAGAGCATCAGCCATTTCCACAATAGCATCAGGATCCTCAAAGAAATCATCAACGATTGTAATAGGATATGTCACTTAATTCTTATTTCTACGTTCTCCTTAATTGTATTATAGTCTGATGAACTTGACTTGTCATCTGTATGGAATACCTGTTCATATCCAGACTTAGTTAGTATCTTATTCTTTATCTCTAACTGTCTTTTCTCTTTTTGTATACGTCTCAGAAAGGCATAGTATATTATCTGAGTGAAATATGCAAAGGGGTTCTTGGATTTTTCGGGATTAAAGTTTTCTATGTATTGTACACAGTTCTCGATGCCATCACATATCATGTCCTCACGGAACATGTAGTTGACAAAATTTGGTTTATATGATAAGTGTGTAGCAATCTTTAAAAAGCATTCTCCGATGTAATTGCTGATCTGAGGACGCTGTTCACCTGCTTCCTTTGCAGCAGCACACTTCGCCTTGAAGACGATGAGTGCTTCCAAGAACTCTTTATTGTTTACATAATGCTCACTCTGTACCTTTCTTCTTACTGCCATGTTAGTATGGTTTGTTACTGTTATTATAACGAAAATCTATTCAAAAGTCAATGGGGGCTTGACAAGTGTTGTAATTCGATGTACAATACGAGTGTGCGAGTTCAAGACAAGGAATAGCTACTTCTTAAATATCTTATCTAGGCTTATACGAGCTTGCTCTACAGTAGAGATTCTACCACTACTATCTGTAATAGTATCTCCATTAAGTCTTCTTAGAGACATAGCATAAAATATTTGTACCTCTGTATCTACTTCAACGACAGTTATAACTTTATCTTTGGGGATGAGAAATTCCTCCTCGCGTGAAAATTTCATCCAAGGTGACACTTTTGCACCTGCTTTATTACCCTGTAGCATGACTTCTTCAACTTCTATAGGGTTTTGTACTATCATGTAGTCGCCATTCTCATCCCGTACATGTTCAATTACAGCAAGAAGTTCTTCACCTGATACCAATTTGATAGCGGCTAAGAATTCTGCTTTCTTTTGTTCTTCCATGTTACTCTCTGATTCGGACATCAATAAATTCGTAATTAAAGTTTTCTTCATTATATAATTTTACACGTTCTATAAGATGGTTCAGTGTGTAGTTCTTTCCTATGTCATCAGCAATGTCATACAAAACTGCCTTTGTCTTGTGGTCTCCTTTTCTTAAGACCCTACCGATCGACTGGAGGTTCCTGACTTTCGATTTTGATGGCGAAGCAAAGACAACGTTATGTAAGTTCCGAATATTAATACCAGTGCTAAAAGTCCCATAAGATGCCACTATAATACTATCATGTGTAGTCTCAGCAATCTGCCTTGCCTTCTCTCTGTCTTCTGTATCGACCCCTCCGTGAACTAAAAAGACTAGTCGATGCTCTCCTACTTTATTATTTATCATCTCAAAAAGGGGCATACCATGCCGTTCAACGTAGTTGAACAAGACGAGAGTGTTACCAGACAGGTCACAAACTAGGTTACGTATGAACTTATTACGTCCTTCATGCTCTACAAGGTAGTCCATCTCCTCTTGATAGGTATCAAACTTCTGCTTGTCATGCTTGAGAAGTAGTACTTTGATCTCAAACTCAGAGAGGTGACCTTGCTTGATTAGTTTTTCAGTCTTAGTTACCTTGTCTACAGTTCCAAATACACCTTCGAGAACAAGGCGGTTTGTCTGTGTGCCATCCAAAGTACCTGTAAACCCTACGCGATATTTGCAATCGTGTAGTTTATTCATAATACTTGTCAATGACTTTGCTTTGAATAGGTGTGCTTCATCTCCTATTATAGCACCAAACCTCTCAAAGTATGCCTTAGGTAGTTTGTACACTGACTGCCATGTGGTAATGATCACATCTTTGTCAGACCTAGGATCAGTACCTGCATATACTTTATGGCAATGATGCTTTGCGTTCCAACCATAGTCCTGAAAATCCTTAGACATCTGTTCTACCAGAGATGTCGTAGGAACTACTATGAGTGTTTGTAATTTCTTTGCTGCCCAGAATCTAGTGAGAGCATAGATCATGAGTGACTTACCAGAACCTGTAGGTGACAGTAATAGTTTACGCTTGTTGCGTAATGCTTCGTAGATACCTTTGTACTGATAGTCTCTTACCTTATGTGGTAAGTTCAACGATTTGACATACTCTCCTATTCCTTCGGGAGTAATGAACTCATCCACTGTTGATGGAAGTCCATAAAATTCGTTGTCTTTAAGGATAACTTCATACCCCTTCTCTTCGCAAAACGAAGTGATATAAGGGAGAAGACCAACATAAATCTCGCCTGTACCTGGGGAGAATAACTTAATTTTTCCATCCCAATACCTTTTCTTGTACGCTGACATGAACTTGGCTTGAGGCACTTCAAAAGTAAACTGGTCTGCTAACTCGTGACCTACATGAGGTTCACATTGTACAGTCAGATATACTTCGTTCTTCTTCTGAATGAATACATTAGATTTCATAACCTTTCAGGAACTTAGCGAACTCAATCGCATTCTTAATATAGAAGGATCGGTTATTGATCGCCTGCATAATGGCTTTCAATGCCTCAACCATTTGGTTATAGTACTTCAGTTTAAGAACGGACTTGGCGTATACTTCATCAGCTTCCAGATATATTGGAACATCTGTCTTGATGAGTTTTAATGGAAATGGTTTCTCCGCTTTACCAGTATAGTACTCCCACCTATCTTTATAGGTGCGTTTGACTTCTAACTCTTGCTGACCCTGTAGGGTATTGAAAGTGTTGTAAAGTCGTAAGTATTTAGCGTGTAACTTCGGGATCGCTAGAGAGTCATGATCTAATTTTTCATCGTCTAGTTGTGAGTCTTTCTCCCACATGTCATTCAATGTTTCTAAGTTCATGGTATAATAGTTTGCGTCATTCCTTGCATAGTGTAGTGCAAGTAAGTTCCTACGATATATTTTTTCGATGATACAGGTGGTAATCCTGCATGTCTATACTGCCACGTTGGTGGGAATAATACTATTCTACCACATTTAGGTTTAACTGCATAGTTTAATTTTGGAAAAGAAGTTTCTCCACCTTCCTCTACATCATTCAAATATAAGAACCCAACCAAGAATCTTACTGCCGATGAATGATCTCCTACATCAACATGTGTCTTAAATTGATCACGTCCGTTTGGTTCATACATTTTCATACGAACATGCTCAAACATCCATCTCTGTGGAAAGTCATGTCTACAGTCAACATCCTCGATATATTGATCTACAGCAATATCAAATGCTTCTTCTAATTGTTTTTTAATTTCTGTCCATGCAGGACTCTTTGATAAATTTAGATCATGAAAAGTTGGTCTTCCTTCTCTATCGACATACATCTTTTCAGAAGAATTAAACTTATCAATAATTGTTTTACAAAGATCATCATCTACTTGGTTTTCGTAGACTCTGATATAATCAGTCAATTGATTCATACTTTCTTATTATTTTTATCTGTAATCTCGTAAAGGGTGTACTTGAAATTAACGTCGGCAGTGAGGTAATTAATATCAGTTGCCGATGAATCAAACTCTAGTGTAGTGAGACTTGTTGGGAATATGTTGAAGAAGTTAATAGTTGATATTGTATTGTAGTTACTATTAAGAATAAGTAAACGAGCATCACTCATCATCTTATCAAACTCTTCTGGTCTACCCTTCTCATCCACACTGGCAAGATATGTTTGAAAATTCTTTTGGTGTTTAGGATTGGTAAGTCCTTTCAACCATCTATAAATTTCATAATAATTATCTAAGTCTTCATTTACCAGAAACCTAAGATTCAAATCACCAAAGGTCATCTTATCACCAGGTAAAGAGTACTCTTTTATAGGTGTTGTTATCTCTCTCACACCTATCTCCACTTGGGGTATAGCTGCAGACTGACAAAAGAAATCTACAGTAGGTGTCCTACCAATAATAAATTTAAAACCTACAGGTGATAAAAAGTTTTGGTTATTAGGAGAGAATAGTGTTTGATCGTAAGCCATTAGTTCACGCAGGTCTCCGTATTATTTATCCAAGCCAAAAAACGTCGGGATCTCTAATCTTGTCATAGATGTTAAACCTGAAGTCTCTGAAGTCTGGTTTCTGTGTTTCGTTATGTGCAGCATCTATCCATGTCAACTCAGCATTCTTACCTCTGGTACTCTGCCCTTCTACATCATCAATGTTATATTCACCAACATAGTTCTCACCAACTGTACTAGGTTTGACACCGTTCTGCCAGTGCTGTACTGACATGAATATAGATCTACCATCACCCATGAATGCACCATGTATATCATCATGGTATACCTTGAGTGTAAAAAAATCGGATCGCATCTTACAGATCTTCTCCTGTTCAGGATGACTGTCTATCCAATATCCACCGTGACTAAAACTTATCTTACCACGTATGTACACTTCATATGAATCTATGTCTGGATGCCTATGCTCAGGTATAATTGCATGTGGCGGCCAGTTCAGGCACTCAACTTGATACTGTCCTTCATTGTACATAACCTTCCTATGGAAGTTGGGTACACCAAAGAAATTCCTATTCCAACCTTCTGGTTTTGTTATATCACGAGGATCAAATGTTTTTAAATACTCTTCAACAAAACCTGTAATGGCATCCATGCATAAAAAAAGAGGTCTAATTATTTAGACCTCTTTCAAAAAGTTTTAGTGCATTGTTCTAATCGAATACGTTTTTGCATATGCGTCTACACGCTTGGGGTAAGTCTGCACACTCTATTAGGCAGTCGAAATAATCGTCGATCTTATTTAATTCGCTATCAAAGCTTGGAGTGAGATTACTATCGGTCATATTCCAACCTGCTAGTTGGTTGTGTGAAACTTTGTTGTGCATTACTGCCTCCGTTATTTTACACCATCATATAGAGGGTTTGGTTGCATTTCCTTTCCTCCAATCCTACTATTATGTATGCAAATCAACACTGTATTTACCGCTACAAAGTTACAAAAAGAAATGCCTACGAGTTTATACCTAGACAAAAAAAGAGACCCCGTAGGGTCTCTTGTAGGAATATGTAATATCCGATTACATTAGGTTAGCAACTCTAACTCTTCTGTAGTAAGCGTTAGCGTTAAGGTTACCAGCAGCTTGTGGATCTGAATCAGATAGAGCAGCAAGTCCCTTAGCAAATGGGTTAAGAACCATTCCGTAACGAGTCTTAAACCCGATACGTGGTTGGAATGAATCCTGACCGATCGCTCTGTACATTTGGAGAGGAACGTAAGGACAATAGAATAGTCCTGCATCGTATGCATTAGAACCTTTGTATCCAACAACGTAGTACTGATCAGAACTTACGTTAGCTGAATATGGGTCAATGTATACTTTGAAACGTCCGTTAAGTGTACCAACGAATGTGTTTCCAGTGTCATCGACTTCTCCGAGTCCACCAACAGCACCACCGATACCTGAGTCGTAGTCAAGTACTCCACTCATAGCAAGTGCAGAAGCAACGTCAGCAGATGTGATGATGATGTTACCCTTTCCTCTACGAGTTTCCTGTGCGATTGCGTTGGCATCTCTTTCGATCTGGAATAATAGTCCCTTGAATTTTTCAACTGACCATCTACCATTACTGTCTACGTCTAAGTCAAACACACCTTGGTTTGCAACGTTTGCTTGAGCACCAGGTTTTGCACCTCTGTATACAGTACGAACAACTTCTCTGTTGATTTCAGCAAGTATCTCTGTTGAGAGAATGTTTGCTAACTCAGACTCGGCATCCAATCCGTGAATTGCTTTCAAGTCTTGAGCAAGTTCAACTGAGTAGTCAGCTCTTAATGCTCTACCTTTAGCTTCAACAGCAATTCTGTCGATGCTGAACGCCATTTCCATGAACGCTGTAGATGCATTACCATCACCCAATGCTTCCATTTCAGATGTACTGAACTTAGAAGAAGCAAGGTCATAGTTGCCTTCAGTTGTTCCACCACCAGTAGCATCGTTGATCAAACCTGGGTTTTTCTCAGTTGTTGCTGTTGGAGGAGTAGCACCGTCAGTACCAGAGAACTGTGCATCTGGTTCGTTGAAGAATGCTTCGTTGCCATTCTGTGCTGTGTACTTACTTCTCATCGCAAAGATAAGACCAGTAGGACCAGACATTGGCTGAACGCCTGCGATGTCATAAGCAATAAGCTTAGG